GCGCATGTGAAAAAGAAGACTCCCCAAATGCATACTCGCCATTTTTGCCGGCAGTGGCGGTTCCTTCGTATTCCCCTGCGCCGCCTTCTTTGCCGCCAGAAGAGCTGGTGCCGCCAGCGGCTGTTTTACCAAACGCATTGGTAGCGCCGCCCGACGCGCCTATTTCAACATCGTAGGTTCCGTTGGCAAGCTCCATATTTTCAACGGTTGTAATTTTGGCACTGTAGCCGCCTTTGCCACCACTATAGTGGTTACCTGTTCCCCACTGGTTGCCGTCAAAGTAGCTGTTTGCGCCACCATTAGCGCCGCCACCGACGAGGAAGACGTCTACGTTGGTAGAAAGATTTCTGAAGGTCAAAGTACCTGAATCGAGAAGGGACAGCACCCAATCCCCTTTTGGGTCACCGGAAAACTCGGCTGTGCCTGAATAGGTGTATGCCATAGGGCCGCCTCCCAAAAGCCCCAGCCGTCTGCTCATCCTCATGCTATATCACCTACCGCATACCACTTCGGAGTCGAAAGTCTCTTGAGAGCGATGACTCCATACTTTTCGCTAATGGTGATAGAAGTCTTTTCGTTGGTGTCCTTAGTCCTTATGTTGAGCACATCCGCGTCAGCGCCCTCGGTGACGATGTTGAGAGTGAGCCCGCCGTTCCACTTACTGATTTCGACTTCAGAGCCAACGGGGAAAAGAGACAGGTCAGCATCTGCGGGAATCGTAACGGTGGTAGTTCCGCTGGATTTTTCAAAGATGAGCATCTTACCCATGTCTTCGGCCGTAAGGGTATATGCAGTTACATTGCTTATAATCTTGACTTTAGAGCTTGCCTGATTTGCGGCAACTTTGCTGTCAGCATCCAGCGTCGCATAAGGTCTATCAAGCTTGCCCGGAGTCACAGACAAATCTGCCATCTTAGAGGTTGTAACGGCGGCATCTTTAAGCTTTTCTGTGGCTACTGCGCTATTACCCATCTGAGTTACGCCAACAGCGCCTTCTGCTATCTTCTCCTTGGTCACGGCAGCATCCGCTATTTTATTGACGCTGACAGACTTCTCGGCTATCTTGGCTTCTGTAACCGCTTTGTCTGCAAGCTTGTTAGTTGCTACTGCAAGGTTAGCTATTGCGTTGGTTACGACAGCAGATGCCGCAAGCTTGGAAGCAGTGATAGCATTGTCGGAGATTTTGTCTGAGCCTATCTGAGCATCCCCGGCTACACCTTCCGCAGCCGCGGCTATAGCAGCTTCAAGTGCGGGGAGCAGAACGGAGTTGAGGTAAGCCTTGATGTCTTCGCCGGCAGCGTCGAATCTGGCTTTCAGGTCGGCAGCAGAAAGGTTACTGCCGGTAGTGTCATTTGGCTGGTCTGCCAGCTTGGAAATATAAGATATGTCTTTTTCGAGTGTAGGAAGTGCCATATATCCTCCTATTTTGCATAGCCGGTAAAACGAACTCTCATGTCTGCCGAAAGTATGGTGGCAGTTGTGGTCGGAGATTTCGTTTCAAACACCAGCTTGTAGAATACGAATTTCTTTGCTTTTATCTTCAACCGCTTCATGAACGGCTTTCTGTTAGTTCTAAAACTCCATGCGGAGAAGTCAGCGGCTTCAAAGGATGAAAGAGAAGAAGCTACTACTTTTTCTGCATAAGAACTTTTCTTATCGGTCATTACCGTGACCGTGATTTCTGCTCGGTCTTCAGGCTCAATGCCTATCCAAATCTGGGCGGAATATTTACGCATGTAGTCCTGACCGAAGCTCATGGAGCCCGACTCCCAATATGCGTCTATGGCCTCGCCGTTGTCGTTGTAGTAGCCATAGGACAGATGGTTTATCTTGCCATCAGAGGTTCCGAAGTACAGCTCACCGTGGAGATTGGCCATGCACTGGACATCGAAGTTGTCGTAGGTGTACCAAGCGTCTGCCGCGTAGTTATACACAAGAGCTTTCTTGTTGTAGCAGACATAGTATTCCTGAGCATGGTTGTCATCCCAGCACTTACACTGCTCAAAGTCGAAGTCTCGCAGAGTGGCGAAAATCCTGTCAGAGATTCTCTTTGCCTGACGCTCGTCTCTGGAGAGATTGGAGCTATAAGAGCTGGTATTTCGCCATTCGTATATGTCATTGCCATGCAAAGAGTAGGGAGCGTTCAGAACCAAGCGAACCTGACCGAGAGCATGGTTGCCTATGATTTTGTTGGTGGGAGTTACATAGAACGAGGGAGTAAGAGTGCTATCCGCCAGAGTAACTATGCCGTAGTTAATAGACCACGCGCTGTCTGTCTTGAAGCAGATGAGGGCGCCGTATTGACGAATCATCGCAGTAATGGGGGTATTGGAGTCGCCCACTCTGACTTCGTTCATGTCGGGGAAGTAGTCCGCTCTCGGCATACCGTCATAGTCCATGCCGGAGTAAAGAGCTTCGTTGGAGCCGTCGCCGTAGATAAATATCCGGGTGTCGGTACTTCCCGAATAAAGCTCGGAATATCTCATGCCGAGAACTTCGCTTCGGAAGGTCTCCGCCATAGTCCAGCCTATCTCATGGGAGTTAACAGACCTCGGCAGAGCCTCTGCGAAGGTTACAGTCCCCGCATCAAGGTCGAAGCTGTACGCATCCGCGGCAAGGTCTTCACCGGTGGCCAGATTCTTTACATAGTCAATGCTCTGTACATTGGTCTCGGGGAGGGTGAAGGTAAGCCCTTCGCCGTCGGGAGAAATCCATGCCCTTCTTTCACCGCAAAGCTTATTGACCTGTTCCAAGGTCTCTCGGCTTGTATTGTCGGGAGCAATGGCTATGTTTACGAGAGGACGGTAGCCGTGGACATCAGAAAGAGTCTCTCCGTCCCACTGCTTGTATTCGCTGCCGTTGAGCATGTAGACGATATCCGAGAATCCGAAGAAGTGAACTTCGTTATCGGTATTGATAGCGCCAAGCTCTTCAGTAACGAAACCATCGGTGGCTTGGTCGTATACCTTCCAGAGCTTACCGTCACAGGCGGCAAGCATTACTTCAACGCCTTTGACAAAACCCGTCCACATACCTCGCACCGGCTTGCCGCTATCGGCAAAATTAACCACGGAAAGTGTGCCGGGTCGGCGCTGAAGATTGCCGTCACGGGTTATCTTGAAGTTTCGCATCTCTGCGGCTTCGCCCATCTTGAGCTTGGTGTCGCCGTCAGGGTTCTGATGCAGACCGTACCAAGCCTTTATCTGGAATATTTTTTCGTTTGTTGCGCCGGTTATCTGCGCCATGTGCTCACATCCTTCTTATCGCCAGTAGCCATATTCGCAATGCTCAAAGCTGCCATAGACATCTACGATATCCTCGCTGCCAGAGCACATACCTCTGGAGAGCATCGCCTTCAGCTCCTCGTATCTCTGCAAGCATGTAGAGGCCACGGCTGGGTTTTCGTCCATCAGCAAGTGAGCTGCAAGACCGTATGGCAGAACTGTGCGGCATATATAGTCGTCGAGCGAGACGATATCTTCCTCGAAGGAAACAACCGGCAGCGCGATAGAGCGCTTGCCCTCAGTGGGCGGCACATAGGTGTCTGAGTAGAAGTACAGTTCACCCATGAGAATGTTGATTATCTCCAAGCTCCTGTGCTTGTACTCAGCGGTGTCCGAAGTGTTGGCGGAGCCGTTCTCGTTCAGCTCGTCAATGAGAGCCATAGTAAGGTCGAACACGCCTTGAGAATTAGTTGCCATTCAATCCTCCTGTTAGGGAAAAGGGCGGAGCTTAGCCCCGCCCTATGGTTTTATTAAGCCTGCTTCCTGAAGGTGTAGCCGTCGCCGCCGAGAAGGTTGTTGACAGCAGCTTCGGTGCCAGTCCAGCAAGCGTAGATGGTTTCCCTGCGAGCTTCGTTTACGAAGCAGTCGTGGTACTCGTGGTACTGAACTGCGGTGCCGTCGAAGTCGGGGTGGTCGGTGATGACACGAGAGGTCTTCACCTTTACAGGTGCCCATGCGCTGCCCTTGGTGACAATCAGGAACGCACAGGTTTCGGGCAGATAGTCATCGGGAACGATGTTGAGCTGGAAGCCGCCGAGCTTGCTGAGAACGCCGTTTACGATGGGCTTTTCAGCAATCTTATCAACTGCGATGACTTGGTCAGCCAGCTTCATTTCTATAGCTGCGGTCTCACCGATGTACAGAACCTGCTTGCCGATGGGAGCATAGTGATTGCGAAGCTCGGCTCTTGCCTTCATAAGAGTTTCGAGAATCTTAGAGCGGCCAAGGTCTGCTGCATTGGTTGCAGAGAACTTATTCAGGCCTGCGCCGAGAGCCAGCTTCTGGAGGCGGAACTTGTCGCGGTAGGGTACAACGATTTCCTTGTCCTGACGGCTGATGATAGAACTTGCGGTCTTGATGTTCATCTGGTCAGAAGTGGTGCTCTTTTCGAAGCCGATGTTGTACTTGATTTCATCGTTCATGGTGTAGACAGCCTTGGTGTCACCAAGCTCGATAATCTTGCCGAAGCGCTTACCGATGGTGCCGGCCTCACCGTCAGTCAGGGTTCTGTCGTATGCCTTGAGGGGAACGGTATCAACGCTCATGATTTCAATGGTGCGGACACCCTTGAAGCTGTATTGGTTGGAGAAGAGACCCTGAGTTACAGACTCCTGAGTGAGTCTTTCCATAACTCTGGGCTCAGTCTTGCTAATAAGGTTTATAGTAGGCATTTAATTTTCCTCCGAATTAGTCTTGCGGAACGGAGGAGATTGAAAGATTAGATGCTGTCCCAACCCTCATCGAAGGGGTCTTTGGCTTTACCAGAGCCGGCAGTCTTCTTGCTGCCGATACTGCGCTGTTCATTCTTTCTGTTGGTTTCCATAGCACGTATCTTCTTTTTCAGCTCTGCGTTTTCATGCCGGGTATATGCGCCAAGAAGGTCGCCTGTGCGACCGGCTTCATCCCACACAGATTGAGGGATGTCTTCGGCTTTCATGTTGGGATAAACTTCGACGAAGCGCTTAATGGCTTCTTTACGGGTTTCTTGAGCCTTGCTCTCGGCTTCAGCCGCTTTGCTTGTCTCGGCTTCGGCCTTATCGACTCGGGCTTTCTGCACGGCAAAAATTGCATCTGACTCGCTTACTTCGCGGCCCTCTCGCTCTGCGTTTGCCATATAGATTCTTGCCCGGGTACTATCCATGAGCTGCTCAATAGTGAGATTGTTGGGGTCAGCAAGCTCCTTGAGGAACTCCTCATATTCCGCTATCTTGTTGGTTAGTTTTTGGGTCTTGCGGTCATAGTCCAAGCCCTTTTGAGCGAGAGCTATGACTTCGTCACGGCCTACTTCCTTCACTTCATCAAGGTGCTTAAGAGTAAATCGCTGGTCTGCGGTCTCATCCTTTTGCTCCTCGGTCTGTTCGGTTTCTTCCGTGGCTTCAGATGCATCAGCGGTTTCTGCTTCTTGCTGGTCTGCTTCTGCTTCATCGCTGTCGGCCTCCTCCGTGGTCTGCTCTGCGTCTTCGACTTCTGCGGGATAACCGTCGTCATCCCAACCTTCGTCAAATGCGCTCAGGTCTACCTCGGTCGTCACGTCGGCGGACTCTGCTGCTTCTACGGTTTCGGTCTGCATTTCTTCGTAATTCATTGCTTTATATCCTTCCTGCCGCTATGGTCGGCGGCGATTAGAATCAGGGTTGGTGGTATTTGCCGAGCCTTTGGATTTCTTTGTCTATACTCCCCAAGTGCTCTTTGATGACTCCAGCCTCTGTTTCGAGGTTGAAGGTTCGCTCGATTACGTGGTTGTGCTTGTCCACTTTTATTTCGAGCTGTTCAAGCCTATAGGCTATTAGGGCGCTGGACTTGCGGTTCGAGAAATATGAGCCGCAAAGCGTGCCTAAGAATCCTAACGCGGCCACAAGAATCGCAACTGATGCTTCGCTCATGCGCCCTCCGTGTTTATTCGCCGGTCTTGGTCTTTGCTACTTCAAGAATCAGGGTCTTGAGCGCGGAAAGGCCGGCCATAAGTGCGGCCAGAAGCATGGTCTTGTCCATTTCAAGGCTGAAGGTGATGCCACCGAGGAAGCCCTCAATGAAAGTCCATGCGGCTCTTTCGAGAATGTTTTTCCAATCCATTTTTCTATCCTCCTAAAGTCCGAGCAATTTGCTCCATGTATTAACACCACAGACACCATCCTTGGTCAGGCCGTTCTCTCTCTGGAACTGTCTAAGCCCGATATCTGTGTTGTTTCCAAAATCATCATCAGCGCCATCCACTCCGACGCTGAAGCCGTGGTGCATAATGAGGCTTTGCATAGCCCCTACCACAGCGCTTACATCGCCCTTCCGGAGAACGGGCAGTTTAACCTCCACAGTCTCCTTGTCTGCCACGATAATTACGTCGGCGGGCTGGGAGACTTCCGGTTTTGGGGCTTCGTCTACAGCGCCGGCAGCGCTTGCAAAGTCAGGGCAACAGAAGCCGCGTATGTTGATACCGTTCTTCTTAATGATGCGGAAGTCCACGGAATCGCTCATATTCCCTTCGATTACTCTGTAGGAAGTGGCGGTCTCGGCGTACACAACCCCGGTGTGGTCAGCGCTTCCGATATTGTCGCCCCGACCATCGTCATTCCAGTCGTACATGACTATGTCTCCGACCTTGGCGGAATAGTCATCGGCTTCCCTCCACCGGCCTTTGGCCTTGTAGAGGTTAATCATTGCGTCGCACGAGCATTCCGGGAGAATGATGTGGCCGAGATTCAGACTCTCGCCAACAGCGGACGGAAACGCAGCGCACCAAGGGTCGTGGTAGGTCATCTTATATCCCCTCGGAAGAGGGGATATTTTGTTGTACAGGTCGATTATCTGGCGATGGGAGCCGTCGGCCTCGTTGCAGCCAAGAAACGCTGCACAGGCATCTGCGAAAAGTTCTCTAAGCTGTTGCTCTGTCATTTAAACCAAGCCCTCCGTGCTTCCGGTCTCGTTTATCTTCCGTTGCAGAGCGCTGTAGCCACCGCCGGTAGGAATGTCGGGCATCCCCTCTGGCTCCGGTGCGCCCGGGGCTCCAGTAGGAGGAGCCATGCCCATCATCATTTGTTGCATCTGCTCGTTATGCTTCAGCTCGTCGATAAGAGCTCTGCGCTTAGGCACATAGTCGTCGGAGACGCGCTCCAGATACTGAACAGGAGTGATTAGACCCTGACGAAGCAAATTGTCCAGAGTGGACATTGCCGCAATTTCGCTGTAGTAGGTGCTTGCGCCGACGTCCAGCTTCAGGAGCATGGGGTGGCGTTTGAGCACGGTGAAGTCGAACTCCACGGGAATCTTCTGAGGCATCTGTACATTGGCAAAAGCAAGTGCCGGGGCTGACTCCGCAGGAGGAGCCGACATTATGTACCGAGTCTCGTAGTATTCAGCCATGAACTCGAAGTAGATTCTTGCGAGTTCTTCGGTAGCGTCGTAGAGGTTCTGCTTGGTCATCTCCGAAGGAGTGGCAGCAGCTCTCTGGAGCGCTATGATTGCAGAGGTATTGTCGGGTCGAGTATCACCAAGCGCTACGGAAGTGGCGCCGAGGCTCGACTCGGTTTCCTTTATTGCAAGCTCTATGTACTGGCTTACTTGAGGGGAAATAGCCGGAGGGTCGATGGACTTGATGACATTGTTTATGTCGCCGCCGGGGATGCCGTAGGCGCCGCCCACCCTGTTGTCCAGCTTGCTTATGAGGGTCTTGTTGTAGATGTACTTGGGGAATGCGTTTCGCATTATCGACAGCATCGACAGCGCCCAAGATTTGTTTATGAAGACTTGGTTGGGGATAAGGCCGGTTATCATGGCCTGACCGTGGTAGCAGTCCTGAATGGTGTCCCAACTAAGCCAAGTAATCGGGTAAAGGTGTATGCCGAGGTTTATGAAGTCGGAAACGGGAGCGTCCTTGGTGTACTCGTAGCTCCAGACCTCGCCGGTGTCCTCGTCTTTCCAGAGCATGGTCAGAACGGTGACCTTGTCATCGGTGCGCTTGACGTCATCCAAACCGTAGGTCTGGTCGTCTGCGATGATGTCATTCCACTTCTCAACGCCGTTCGCTCTCGCGCGGCGCTTAACCCGGCGGACTTCCTCACGAGCCTCAAGGATTATCCAAGGCTGGCTCTGAACGTCGCTGTCGTTTGGATTGCCAAAGTGAACTCTCTGGTTGCTTATGATTTCTGTGCGGATGCCGCCTTTAACATCCTGACCGGTCTCAATGGTCGGATCCCAATAGGTGTACAAGCAGCCGTCACCATCAACAGCAGCGTTTCTTGCGAAGCGCCGTATCAGAGCAGGAATCCTGTTTCTTTCGAAAAGGAACCCAAGCTCGTCATTCACAACGTCCACAATCTTCTCCAGCTCACCGGTATCCACGGCATTTGCCAGAGCAGTAGCTGTGACCTTGATGTTGTCAGAGGTTATGGTCGCGGTTATGAAGCTGACAACGCGCTTGATGATGTTGAAGGTGGGGGTCGGGAGGCCGTTGGAGTTAACTCCCTCCCATTGTTTGCCAATGAAGAAGTTTTCATTGGTCTTCACGGTGTCGTAGAGATTGATGCTGTTCTTGAAATCGACAGCCTTCTGGTAAAACTGCCAGCCTATCTCGTAGGTCGGGGTCTTACTCGACCCGAATATCTCAAGGCCATCGGTTTCGGGGACAATCAGGCTCTTTTCTTCCATTAGCCGTCACCGTCCTCGGCGCCCTTAAATGGGTTGAAGTCGATGATGCTCTGCACGGCCTTGTTCCAGACATCATCCACGCCCTTTGCCACGGCGTCTTCGTATTCAGGAAGCTTCTTTTCTATCTTTTCCAGCTTCTCTTCCAGCTCGACTATCTTCTGAGCAGACCTCACGATGGCGTCTATAAGCTGGGCTTTCTCTTTCTTCGAAATGAACATATAGCCTCCTACTTGTAAGCGTTCTCACCGATGCCCTTAAGGTCGATGATGAGCTTTCGTTCTTTGTTTTCTGCGGGACGGTCGGAATAGCCGCCGTTCCTCTTCTGCTTCAGAGCGTTCAGACAGCCGTTGGATGCCTTGTTGTCTCTGGTCATCTTCCTGACCAGATAGCTTTCACGGCGAAGCTCTGCTTCGTCGAACACATCTGCAAATTCAGGGTCTTTGCAGAGACGCTCAATTTCCTTGTCGCTCTTGATGCCGATAGCTATCTTCATGCCGGCGTAGTCAGGGAACTCGCCCTTAGCCTCAACCATAGAGAAGTAGGCTCTAACTACCTTTCTAAGCTCCTCAGCGTTCTCGTACACTTTTGCTGCCATATCAAACCTCCTCTCAGTAAGTCATGTATCCATCCGAGACAGCTCCTCCGGTCATGTAACCTTCGTAGTCTTGGAGCTCCTCGTCATCATCGTCGTCAAACCGGTGCTGCTGCTCCTTCTTCTTCGCCTCTGCTACGGCAGCTCTGCTGATGCAGAAGTAACGGCAAGCGTCCACGGTATGGGTTATTTCGTGCGGCTGCTTGGCGCAGTCGTTCGGGTTCTTCTCATCCGCCTGTATGCACTCAAGGTCATCAAGGATGCCGCCGACATTGTCGAAGAACATGAGCTGTGGCAGCTCCTTCGGCGGGTTGTCGCCATACAGTGACTTCACATACGGGTCGTTAAGAGGTATCGGGGAGAGCATGTACCGCATCAGCATGTGGCCTTGTACGCGGTTGTTATCAGCCCTCACCAGAGGCAGACCGTTTATCATGAATATCTCCGCCATAGTCTTGCCCGTGTCTTTCATTCGAGACCACATATCGGGCGGAGCATAGGTTATCGAAATATGCTCGTGGGGAAGGGTGTGCTCCAGAGCCGCGATAGCGGCGCTCTGAATATTCATCTCAGGCTTTTCAAAGCCTCTGAAGCACCACACTCGACCGTCTTGGTCTACCGCCCACCACAGGCATGCAAACATGTCCAAGCCGTAGTCAAAGCTTCGGTACATGGGCCAGTTGTCCGGGATTCGGAACGGCTTCACCGTGTGAGTGGCTCTGGAAAACTCCTTGAAGAAGTTGCCGCTCAGAGAGTCCCAGTTACCGTACAGATACGCATCGGCATTGGGCATGGCAGCAAGGTTCTCCAGATACCCCGGAGAGTTCTCAAGCATGATGGTGTTGTCCATCGCACTGGCAAAAATGAATTTGTAGTGGTCAGGGTTCTCGTTCTTAAGTGGGTCAGGATTGCCGGTCTTGAACTTCCGGTCGATGAAAAGTCGCTTAACCCAAAAATGGCCAACACCGCCGGGGTTACAGGTCAGGTACAGCCTCTTCTTGAACTGGTTCACGCCTCGAAGACAGCCGGCAAGGAAGCGAAACGCCCGTTCAGAAAACTGAGTCGCTTCGTCCATGAATATCCAGTCGTATTCCTGACCGTTGTATTCGTTCTCAGATTCGTCACCAGACCAGTGGCCGAATTTGATTACAGACCCGTTCTCAAAGGTCATTACGTGCGTCGAGCCGTTATAACTCGCACAGCCCAGCGGCATTACTATCGCTTGTATCGGGCGGATATGGTTCATCTCCAGCTCAGGGTAGTGAGCACGGATGATGAGTATCTTTATTCCATCGTTCATCAGGGCGCCTACGACAGCCTTCGTTCGTACAGCCCACGTCTTGCCGCCACCCTTGGCTCCGCCATAACAGGTGTAAAGCGTGGTGCTGTCGAAGAACTCGCGCTGTTTGGCATTCGCCACGCCCGGGTCAAAATGAACTTCTTCCTGCGCTATCGCAGCATTGTTCGGTTTCGCCATATTTCTCCTGAAAAAATAAAAAGAGACCACCAAACACAGAAGGTCTATCTGTGTTCAATGGTCTCTAAAGGACTCTGTTCGGCCGACGGCCTCTAAGGGCTCTATCTCGGCGCTTATTCTACTGTTTCGGTGGCGCTTCTAACAGCACCGGCTCATTGCACCTCGTACACCATAGCTCTATGCCCATTCCGTAGCCGCCATAGTATATCCTGCAAAGCCTCTTTTTGCATCGAGGACAATAAGCACTGCCGTGGATGAGTCTCGCTCGTAGTATCTTTCTTTGCATAATCATCAAGAAAAGTGGCGGGGGAGGGCCCAATCTCCCCCAGCCTGTCGAAAGGAGGTTGCATGCTACACGCAACTGGCACCGCTTACTGGTTTCGAACCAATACCCCGGGAGTCAAAGTCCCGTGTGCTGCCATTACACCAAGGCGGCTTATGTGGTAGTTCCTGCGAGGCTCGAACTCGCATTGCATCCTTGAAAGGGATGTGACCTGACCTGTTAGTCGAAGGAACCTTATGTAAAAAGGCAAGTCACGAGCTTGCGGGTGCTCTATGCGGGTTTCGGCTGTGGCTAAACCGACCTGTCCAGACTTGCCTTACCGTCCCGCTATTTGTGGAGATTAATAGCAACATTGAAAGGAGAAAACAATGAGAAATGAAGAAGGGAATCGCAGGACGGGTTTTTTTAATTTTTATGAGAATCTGTTTCAAAACACTACCCCCTGTTTTTCCGCTACCCGGGGGTACTTCTCATTTCATCTCATTTATACACCAACCATTTGCAAGTTGTCAACCCTATTTTTGAGAAAAATGATATCTGAACCTCATTTTTATCTCATAATTCTCAAAATCTGCCCCGACAGTGGCTGAGATATATTATATAGGGGTCTTGCTGACCGAGGTGGTACTTTTTCCGCTACCCCCCAGCATACCTGTAGTGCCCCGACAACATCTCTGTCACAACCAACCACCCCAGCCCCCGGGGGACATACTAAGGCCAGCCCACCAGCCCCAGCCACACTAATTGGGCACTGGTGTATGTCAGTACCAATGCCAGTCCAACATCGCTGTACTACTTGTGGTTACTACAAGTAATTACTTTGTGTACAAGAGTGTCTGTGTGTGGAACTAGTATGTTTCTGGCCAAATGTCGTAGCCAGATATGCATACGGAACTTATAAGTTACTATACATACACTAATACAAGATAATAGTATTACGAGGGGAACAATGTGCCTTGCGCTTCTGAGGAAGCGCTACGGCGAATTATATACTTCAGGCGAGTTACTAAAGAGCCAACGCTTCTTGAGGCGCCTGCCTCTGCGAAGCTATCTCTTAAGTAACTCGTTTGTTTTTATTTATATTATATTTTGCAAAATAAATCGTGACAAAACGCCAAAGTCTATGCGGCCTTACCGCATAAACGACTTTGTGCGTTTTGCACCATTTAATTTGCCTTGAAAGAAAAAGAATCAAAACAAACAGCTATCAGGGGGGGTACAAAGAAATTATATCTTTACCCCTGATAGCTGCCTGAATTTTTTAGATATACACAACTTTTATTTTAATAATTTTTAAAGCCCCAGTTCAGTGTGGCTTTAAAAATTAGCGGCAACGAGCGCACTGGCGCTCTGCCGCAATATAGAAGTAGTTGTTACGAACAAGGTTTTATTATACGCCACCCCGCGAGTAAAGTACCAGAAATAAAAAAATGATTCGCAGTCTAAGGAGCTATGCGAGTCATTTTTTTATTTCTTTGTTTTTGTTTTATAAAAACAAAAAACATACTTGACTCGCTCCACATCAGCACCCCGCCGGAACTCGTGCGGATGTATTTCCAAGGAGTCGCTACGCGACAGATTGAAATTTCATCCGCACTATACTGCTTCCGACATTGTACCGCCCTCCGATAGGCGTAGTCGGGAAGTGAAATAATTAATTTTATTTCTATTTGACATTACCAGATGTCGAGAATCTCCCGGTGCAACTGGTTGAGCTAAGGGAAAATTGAAAGGAGTCATGAATATGGCTAACAAGACCAACTCCAAGAAGGCAACCAACAATATCGGTTGCGACAACCTCATCGACAACGCTTTCGTGCCCGAGGCAGGGCAGGGAAACCGTGCAAAGAGTGCACAGAACGCTCTGCGTGAAGAAGCTGGCTTCGCACCCGTAGTTTCCTTCAGCGACCTGTTCGACAAGGGTTGGAAGGTATCAGCAAAACACTTCGGCAAACCCGCAAACGGCGAACACGAGGTCATAATCAGTTGCGACCCCGAACCCCTCAAGGGGAAAGACGGTAGCTACTATGTAAAGTTTGAGCTCTGCGAAGAGGCAACGGGCCTCACTTGGATGACTACGGGCATCAACCAGAGCGAACTCAGCAACCTCTTCAACGCAATCAGCGAATACAACAACGGCATAATCGCAGGTAAAGACCCCATACAGAGCCTCTCCTTCCTCAAAAAGCACGCCTTCAAGGTTTGGACAATCGAAACCGAGCCCAAGAAAGTAGTAACCTACTTCAACGAAAAGAAATACGACAGACGTTGCTACGTAATAGCAAGAGAAGCAAGCCAGAAAGTAGACAAGAAGATGGAAGCTGAACTTGAAGCCTCCAAGTAAAAAAAGCCAGAGGGTCGAAAGACTCTCTGGCTTTTTTTATGTTGGTGCATAATTCACTTCTTGTTATACTCAAAGAAATCGTTACAGATTTTTGAACGGCCGTGGCATCCGCCGGCAACACGAACCCAACAGGAATAGCAAGTCTTATCGTCTATGCGAACATCACTAAAAAGCTTTGAAAGTTTAAAATGGTTTTGCGAAGAAGATTCAGGAGGCGCAACAACATAGCCTTTAGTTCTCTCGGTATACTCAGGATTGAAGGTTTCAATTTGGAGCAAAGTTAAGCCTTGGGAGGAATCTAAACCAAGTCGAGCGTCTTTTTGCTCCTGAGTTTCAGCGGGTAAAGCAATGAAATCAGAGCAAGGAATGTTTGAAAGGTCTGTACAGCGCTCTCCTTTACGATGCTGGCAAATATTACAAGAAACTACATTTGTGTCAACAATCTCGTTGGAAAGAGACTTACTTCTTTGAAGATTGTGGGAATCGGATTTAGCTTGGGGCGAAGTTTTATGGTGAGAAACCTCATTAACCTTCTTCTCCAAAAAAAGGGAGACCTTTTTCAAACAATCAATTTCCGTAAAAACCTCATCCGTAGATTCAATATAACCATCAGAAGAAGGATAATCCAAAGGAATATATTCGTCAGGAATATGTTTCCAAGTTGAACCAGAACGAGAGACATGCGAGCCTTTATTATAACGTCTACCGGGGTTGCTGTTTTTCATTAAGCCAGTAACATCGCCAAACCGTTTATTTTTAGACCGGCAACTCTTGCACCGTCTCGGAAGATTAAGATTATTTTCATGGAAAAAAGTAATTTCACCGTGAGAAAGCACAAAGCTA